CCCGTGTGCGATGGGGCACCTTGAACTCCAAGGATTTAGAGTTAATAAACAAATCGTCATGGAGCATGGTTTGGAGGGCAAACTATTTGGTAAGTTCACCAGGGTCTACTCGGGACACTATCACACTAGATCGAATGATGGAACAGTCTTCTACCTAGGAAATCCTTATGAGATTTATTGGACTGATGTGGGAGACACCAGAGGATTCACTATTTTTGATACTGAAACAATAACTCATGAGCATGTAAATAATCCTTATAAAATGTTCTATAACATTTATTATGAGGATACTCCCCATCAAACATTTGATGCAAGGGAATATAAAGATAAAATCGTAAAATTAATCATACGTAAAAAGTCTAATAGTAACGAGTATGAAAAATTTGTAGATAAACTTTATGCTTCAAATATTGCAGAATTGAAAGTAGTTGAAAATTTTCAATTGCAAGAATCTGAAGAATTCGAACTCTTCGAATCTGAAGATACACTTTCTATTTTGAATAGATATATCCAAGAAGCTGAGATCGAAATGGATAAATCAATAGTCCAAAACCTAATTCGTGAAGTTTATCAAGAAGCTTGCGAAATGGTTTGAAGATGTATATAATAACTTTAGATGGTAGAGAAGAAGAAGGTGCTTATTCTGTAACTAACGAAGATGGAGAACAAGTTCTCTACATCTTTGAAGAAGAGGATGATGCAACTCGATTTGCAATGATGTTGGAAGATCGAGAATACCCAAATATGAATGTGATGGAAGTTGACGATGATCTTATTTTGCAGGCATGTCAACTTCACGATTATCAGTACATAGTTTTTACCTCAGAAGATATTGTAGTTCCTCCAGAAAAACACATAGACAATGATTTTATTTGAAAAAATTCGATATAAAAATTTTCTTTCTACTGGAAATCAATTCACAGAAATCGATTTTCAAAACTCTAAAACGACACTGATTATTGGATCAAATGGGGCAGGAAAAAGTACTGTTCTAGATGCTCTTACCTTTGTGTTGTTTGGTAAATCATTTAGAGGTATTAATAAACCACAATTAATCAATTCTACAAATGAAAAGGATTGTGTAGTAGAGATTGAGTTTAAAGTTGGAACAATTTCTTATAAAGTTATTCGTGGCATTAAACCAAGTATCTTTGAAATTTATAGAAATACAACTCTGATAGATCAAAGTTCATCTGCAGTTGATCAACAAAAATGGTTCGAACAAACCATTTTAAAAATGAACTACAAATCATTCACTCAAATTGTAATTTTGGGTAGTAGTAATTTTGTTCCATTTATGCAACTTCCTGCGTCAAGTCGTAGGGAAGTAATTGAAGATTTGCTCGACATAAAAATCTTCTCTTCGATGAACACTATTATTAAAGAAAAGATACGTTATATTCGAGATGAAATTAAAACACTTGAACTTAAAAAGGATTCTCTCACAGATAAAGTTGAGATGCAAAAAAACTTTATCGAAGAATTGGAATCTAGAGGAAAAGAAAACATTGCAAATAATAAGAAAAAAATCACAAGTCTATTATCTGAAGTAGAGACTTATATTCAGACTAATGATAGATTAGAAGAGAATGTTTTCTCCTTTCAAAAAGACTTAGAAGAAGTTTCTGGTGCTTCACAAAAACTTAAAAAACTCGGAAACCTAAAAGGAAAAATTTCTGAAAAGGTAAAAATTATTACAGAGGAACATAAGTTCTTTACTAAAAATACGGTTTGTCCTACATGTACTCAAGAGATCGGAGAAGAATTTCGGTTAAATAGAATTAGTGAATCTGAAGCGAAAGCCAAAGAATTGCAAGTTGGTTATGTAGAACTTGAAAAAGCAATTAATGATGAAGAGATTAGAGAAAATCATTTTTTAAAAATCTCAAAAGAAGTCACTAACTTAACCCATGAAATTTCTCAAAATAATACAAGGATATCTGGCCATCAAAGACAGGTCAGAGATTTGGAACTTGAAATTCAGAGAATTACCGAACAACTTGAAAACCGAAATTCTGAACATGAGAAATTAGAAACGTTTAAAAAAGATCTTTCTCAAACATTTGAAGATCTTTCCTCTAAAAAAGAATTAATTAACTATCACGACTTTACTTACAGTCTTCTTAAAGACGGAGGTGTAAAATCCAAAATCATTAAAAAATATTTACCTTTAATTAATCAACAGGTAAATAGATACTTACAGATGATGGATTTTTACATCAACTTTACTCTCGATGAAGAGTTTAACGAAACAATTCAATCACCCATTCACGAAGATTTTTCATACAGTTCATTTAGTGAAGGAGAAAAGCAAAGAATTGACTTGGCACTTCTTTTTACATGGAGAGAAGTTGCCAAGTTTAAAAATTCTACTAATACCAATCTTTTAATCCTTGATGAAATTTTTGATTCATCTTTGGATGGATATGGAACAGAGGAGTTCCTTAAGATTATTAGATATGTTGTTAAAGATGCTAATATCTTTATTATTTCTCATAAAGTAGGTATGGAAGATAGATTTGAATCTGTAATCAAATTTGAAAAGACTAAAGGATTTTCTAGAAAACTATGAATTTTATAGCACTATCCAGCCTTCCTAGGAGTGGATCCACAGTACTTCTTTATTTGTTGAATCAAAACCCTAATTTTACTATAGGTCCAGATTCACCACTATCTTATATTTTGAATAATTGTAGATCTTTCATAAAAAGGGGCATTGCTGAATATCAAATTCCTCATGAACAAGCAACCGAATGTTTTTTAAATTTTTGCAGATCTGGAACTAATTCTTGGATAGATTCTCTAAGAACTGATAAAGTTTTTATAGACAAATCTCGTGGGTGGATAGTAGATATGGATTTTACTTTTAAAGTATTTCCAGATCTAAAATTAATAATTAATGTTAGGGATTTACGTGCGGTTATAAATTCATTTGAAAAAATTAATTATAACTCAATATACGCAGACAAAAAAATCTTTTATAAAAATAATGAAAGTGACTTGCAAGTGCAAAGAATTGATACTATTTTAAATTTTGAAGTAATTAAAGATTGTTTGACATCTTTGAGAGAGTTAGTTGAAGTTCCTAAAAAATACGCTTCAAATATATTGGTTACACGGTACGAAGATTTAATTGAAAACCCGGAATACTTCATGCAAACTTTATATGATTTTCTTGAGATGCCATATTATGAACATGATTTTGATAATATAGAGCAAAATGATACCTATAATGATAATCCATTTGTTCCTTATGGCGATCATAAAATTCTAAATAAATTATCTAATATGGTTGATACAAATTATGAATATGTAAGACCCGATTTATTGGATAAATTAAAAAATGGATATTCTTGGTATTTTAAGAATTTTTATCCGAATTAAGTAAAATGTCTCAAAACACGCCAAACTGGCAGCATCATTCTAAGAAAGACCAGAAACGAAAACTTAAACCGCAAGCACTGAGGCAGGCAAAAGCACGACTAGCCCAGTTCAAAAAGCGTCACATGGATCGCCCAAAAGGCGATCTTTTGTTTTATGGTACATTCATACGAAACAAATTCAATGTCAATTCGTCACGAAATCAAGTCTCAACTTGCCAAACTGCTTGCCACTGAAGATCTTGTGGTGGAGCATAAAAAGGTTGCTACTGCGTGTTTTAACGTTCATACGCGGGTATTGACGCTTCCCCTGTGGGAAAAGGCAACTAGTCTTGTATATGACCTTTTGGTGGGTCATGAAGTTGGACATGCGCTGTTCACTCCAGATGAGGATTGGTTAGAAAAATATAAGATTCCTCCTCAATTTGTGAATGTAGTTGAGGATGCTCGTGTAGAAAAGTTGATGAAGCGTAAGTATGCTGGACTTTCTAAGACTTTCTTTAACGGTTATAAGGAACTGAATGAGGAAGATTTTTTCCAACTTGAAGATGAAGATATTTCCACTTTTAATCTTGCTGACCGCGCAAATCTTTATTTTAAAATTGGCAACTTTATCACTCTTGATTTTACTCCGGAAGAAAAAGAAATCATTAATTTGATTGGTGCATGTGAAAGTTTTGCTGATGCTTTAATTGCTGCCGATGAACTCTACAAATATTGTAAGAAAGAAAAGGAACAAGAACAAAAAGTTGCTGACTTAGATTCTCATGAAATGCAAGGAAATTCACAGTCTCCCGCAAGTGATTTTGTAGAGACTAATGACTCCTCTTCTGATCAAGAAGGTGAGAGTGATAACTCTTTCAAAAAAGAATCTGAAGAGTCCTACGGGGGTACTGCTAAAGGTGATGAGACCCAAGTAAAATCTTCTGGAAAGGAGGATGATCCTGAAGTTCGTACGGCTAATTCTCTTGAAGATAAAATTCGAGACCTTGTAAATAATGAAGGATATGACAATGTTTATGTTCAAATTCCTCAAGTGAATTTGGATACCATCATTGGTAAAAATTCTGATGTTCATAAAGATATTGATGATTCATTTGCTCATCAACAGAAAATGCATAATGAACATTCGGAAAAGCAAAATTATACTCCCACGAACCTTTACAAAGAATCTGATACTGAGTTCAAAAAGTTCAAATCTTCTGCTCAGAAAGAAGTCAACTATCTGGTAAAAGAGTTTGAGTGTCGCAAGGCAGCAGATCAATATGCTCGCGCATCAACTGCTCGCACAGGTGTTCTTGATACAACTCGTCTTCATACTTACAAATATAACGAAGACTTGTTCAAGAAAGTATCTGTGATTCCTGATGGGAAAAATCATGGTCTGGTGTTTGTACTGGACTGGAGTGGTTCTATGTGTGATGTGATGCTTGATACTTGTAAGCAACTCTTCAACCTTGTTTGGTTCTGTAAGAAAGTGTCTATTCCTTTCGAGGTTTATGCCTTCACTAATGAATGGCGTCGTGGAGAATATGATTATGAAAATGATCGATATCTTGCTGCCGATCGCACTCCTCATTACCAAAAGAAAGATGGCCTTTTAGTTGTTGATGAAACTTTTTCCATGATGAACATTCTCACAAGCAAAGTTTCTGGTAGTGTGCTCGAACATCAGATGCTAAACATCTGGCGACTTGCTCATTGTTTTGGTAGGACTTACAGTTCTTCTTATACTTATTCTAGTCGTCTCTGCCTTTCTGGTACACCTTTGAATGAAGCATTAATTTCTCTTCATCAGATTCTTCCTAAGTTTCAGAAAGAAAATAAACTGCAAAAAGTTCAGTGTATTGTTCTGACTGATGGTGAAGCAAATCAACTTGTTTACCATAAGGAAGTTCAACGTCGTTGGCAAAAAGAACTGACCCTCGGAACGGGTTATGTTCATCCTATGTCCACATTTCTTCGAGATCGCAAACTTGGGACTACTTATCAATTTGGTCATGGATATCATGAATTTACGAGTGTTCTTATTAAAAATCTGAAGGATACATTTTCTTCCACAAACTTCATTGGCATCCGTGTTCTTGAGGGTCGTAATGTTAGTCGATTCATTCAAATGTATCACTCACATAATGATAAGCAGTATGAAAAAATCCAAAGTGATTGGAAGAAAGTGAAGAGTTTTACTATTACCAACTCTGGTTATGATGCATATTTTGGTCTTTCTGCAACTGCACTTTCTCAGGATACCGAGTTTGAAGTTGCTGAATGTGCTACAAAGTCTCAAATCAAATCTGCATTTGTTAAATCTTTGAAGACTAAAAAATTAAATAAAAAAGTTTTGGGAGAGTTCATTTCTCTCATTGCATAAATATCTAAAAAATTAACTTCCATCATGAAGACCTTCAATGAGTTCATACAAGAGGCAGGAGATTGGTGGCATCCAGATCCAGAAAAGGATAAAAAGTTGTCAGGCAAAGGTCCTCAAATGAGAGCTCGTGAAAATAGAGGTCAAAGCACTTCGGCACAAACAACCTCCGATTATAGTAGAAGGTTAAAACCCGGAGAAACTTACATGCAATTTGCTAAACGAAAAGAACTTGAAAGATCTAAAAAATGAAAACTAAATTTCCATTTGAACATGTGGTAAAATATGACACACATGAAGTTTGGGTAAAATGTGGCAGTTCTATTACCGCAATGGGAATTGCTTCAATTGTTAACAAATACTATCCAGGTTATACTGCAAAAATTTCTAGTGAAGAATATCTGAATACTCTGAGGAACCAGTTGGCAAACTGACCACTCCATCGGAAAAATCCCCTGGTTATCTCCTATAGTAACTTCAGTTGAAAAACAACTCTCACATCATGAAACGCCTTCAAATGACCGACAACCAAATTCTTGCTGATCTTAAAAATACTTTCGGTACTGAATTTACTGCTGCAGATGTTCGTGGTTACTGCGCTTCTCGGAGTATTTCTTATCCGACAGTAACTAAGCGTCTTGAAAACTTTAAAGTTTCTCGTGGTCGTTGGAATCTTGAAATTACACAACAAAAGGTAGAAGAAATCGAACGCACATTTCAAGCACCTGCTGTGGTGCCTCCAGTAGAACAAAATCTCATTCCTGATAAAGATGATACCTTCGTCAAGTTTGGTAATTTTAGTGATATCAAAAAAATTATTCAGTCCCGTCTATTCTATCCGACGTTCATTACGGGTTTGTCGGGTAATGGTAAAACGTTCTCGGTGGAGCAAGCATGTGCCGAACTTAAGCGTGAACTGATTCGCGTAAATATCACTATTGAAACTGATGAAGATGATCTGATTGGTGGTTTTCGACTTATTGATGGAAACACTGCTTGGCATAACGGCCCTGTAATTGAAGCACTAGAGCGTGGAGCAATTCTGCTCCTAGACGAGATTGATCTTGCCTCTAACAAGATTCTGTGTCTTCAGTCTATTCTTGAGGGCAAAGGAGTGTTCCTCAAAAAGATTGGTCGTTGGGTTAAACCTGCCGCAGGATTTAATATCATGGCCACCGCCAACACCAAAGGTAAGGGTTCTGATGATGGTCGCTTCATTGGCACCAACGTGCTTAATGAGGCATTCCTGGAACGCTTCCCTGTGACCTTTGAGCAGTCTTATCCTGCTCCTGCTACTGAGCAGAAGATCCTGGAAGGTATCGCTCTAGATCTTGGCGTAGAAGATCGTAACTTCTGCAAGCGCCTGGTGGACTGGGCAGACATCATCCGCAAGACATTCTATGATGGTGGTATTGAGGAAATCGTCAGCACTCGTCGTCTTGTACATATTATCCGTGCCTACAGCATCTTTAAAGATAAAGCAAAGGCAATTCAAGTATGTGTAAATCGCTTTGATGACGAAACTAAGCAGTCTTTCCTAGAACTCTATGACAAAGTTGATGCCGACTTTGTGATGCCCAATATGGCTCAGGAGAACGATGTTCCTACTCCCGTTGACCTGAACACTCCTTTCTGATATAATTGGGAAAGGTAAATGTGCCTTTCCTCTTTTTTTATGATTGAACCAACCTTTACTATTGCTATGCCTGAAACAAAAAATCATCTCTGGAAATACAACGAAGATAAAATTCTCAAAGATGTTGAAGAATATGTGACTAGTACTTACAGAAGTCACTATTGTGGTCACGAACAAGATTATAAAGATGTTCAAACCATCGACTTAATGGCAGCAAAAGAACTTGCTGCAGGATTTTGTCAAGCAAATATCATCAAGTATGGTAGTCGATATGGAGATAAAGATGGTCGCAACAAACGCGACTTGCTTAAAGTAATCCACTATGCTATGCTTCTGCTCCACTTCGATGGACACTACACTCGTAAAGATAACGGTCTCATTGAATTTCGCTGATTATTATGAAACTTTCTGATAAAACTCTGACTCTTCTCAAGAACTTCTCTTCTATCAACCAATCTATTCTGTTTAAAGAGGGTAGTTCGCTTCGCACCATTTCTGTGATGAAAAACATCCTTGCAGAGGCAACAATTGAAGAGGAACTGCCAAAGAATTTTGGTATCTATGATCTCAACCAGTTTCTGAACGGACTTAATCTCCATCAAAATGCTGAACTCGATTTCCAGAATGATGGTTATGTTGTTATCAAAGAAGGTAAGTCTCGTTCCAAATATTTCTTTGCGGATCCTAATGTAATTATTACTCCTCCCGAAAAGGATATTGTTCTGCCGAGCGAAGATGTTTGTTTCCTTCTTGATACCAAAGAACTTGATAAACTCCTTAAGGCTGCTGCTGTGTATCAACTTCCTGACCTGTCTGTGGTTGGTGAAGCAGGTGTGGTGAAACTGGTTGTTCGTGATAAGAAGAACGATACTTCTAACGACTTCTCTGTAGTTGTTGGAGAAACTGACGAAACGTTCTCTTTCAACTTTAAGGTAGAGAACATCAAGATTCTCCCTGGTTCCTATGAGGTTGTGATCTCACGTAAACTTCTGTCACGATTCAAGAATACTGGATTCGATGTGACCTATCATATTGCTCTGGAGCCTGATTCTACTTTTGGTTGATGAACATCTTCGTAACCTCTCCTTGGCCTGCTGAGAGTGCCATTTGCCTCCCCGACAAACACATTGTCAAGATGCCCCTAGAGTGCTGTCAGATGCTCTCTATCGTTGCCTCTGACAAGTGGGGACATGGGTACGGCACTCTCCCTAAGGCAGATGGAACCCCCTACAAGACCGAGAAAGGAGCATTCCGCAATCATCCCTGCACCAAGTGGGCAATGGAGAGTATCCATAATGCCTACTGGTTAATCAAATGGGGATTGAACTTGTCTGATGAATACTGCCTGCGGTATAATAAAACTCACTCCTGTTATAAAACTCTTGTGGATGCATACTATTTGTTTCCCAAGGGTAAGATTACAGAAGTGACTCCATTTGCTCGTGCCATGCCTGAGGAATGGAAGTTTGACAACACCATTGACACATTTGAAGCATACAAACGATATATCGCATCCAAACCTTGGGTTGCTGATAATTATCTTCGTATGCCCGAAAGAAAACCTGATTGGGTATGATAAATTTATTTAATTTTGATAATGAAGAATTTAAACCATTAATTAGATTTGGTAAAGAAATTCCAAATCATTATATTACAAAATATGGAAAAGTTTATAATAATAAAACAAATAATTATCGAAAATTATGTTTGAGGGGAAATAAAAATAATTACAATAATACTTATTATCAAGTTGCAATTAATGTGCCAAAAAATTTGTTTCCATATTTAAAATCAAAATATTTAAATATACCTATACATCGTGCTGTTATTGAATCTTGGAAACCAATAGATGATTTTCCTCCAGAACTACTTAAAAATGATTGGAATAAAGTTCCAGAGTGCTTTAGAGAATGGGTTAGGGAAACTGCTTGGGTAGACCATATTGACGGAAACAATTTAAATAATTATGTTGAAAATCTTCGTTGGGTCACTCCAAAACAAAATAATTTTCATTTAAAGTGTTGATTATGAAAAAATTCTTTTGGGTCTAATTCTATACCAATCTTGATGATTTGGATTATCAATTCTTTTTCTAACTGATTTTGGAGTTCCTAAACTTTTATAGTATTCTTCTGCTGCTTTGATTGATGGAAACTCTTTTCCTTCACAAACAACTGGATATGAGTTTGCTCTTCCAACTTTTTCTTTTGCTTCATCTGGAAATTTTTTTCCAAGCATACCATAAGTAGCATATTCTTCTTTTGGTTTTTTACTATGATATTCTTTCATAGCATTTATAAAGTTTGGAGAATTTAGTGGTTTGCAACCTTCTCCACCATCAGTCATATTATATTTTGGATTTAATTTTTTTATCCAAAAAATTTCTCTTTCGTCTAAATTTTCCAATAGTACTTGATTTTCTATTTCTTCTATGGTAAAGTTATCAAAACCATATTTTCTCATAGCACGATGCAAATATGTTTTTGAACCATATGTAGCATCGTATTTGTGTTTTTGAAATCTTTCTTCTTTTGATTTGGATGTTTGACCTATGTAAAAATTTCCATTTACCATATTGGTTATTTTGTATATAATCATAACTGGTTGAAAACTACCGTCCTTGAACTATTTATACTATAAAAATTTATTATGACAAGTGAATTCTTATTCTGCGAGAAATACCGTCCTCAAGTGATTGATGATTGTATTCTCCCTGATGATA